AAAGGCTACGGCCCTATTTTCCAACCTACAGCGGAAGAGCAAGCCGAGATGCTTGAAGACCATGCAGCCGAGCTTGTGCAACAAATCATTAACGCAATGAATAAATGAATATACTTTCTACCATTCTCGACAGGCTAAACCAGCGCATTGAGGTCGGCAATATCTTCGATAAGATTTACGGCCTTAGCGAGCTTGTAGGCGAGGGCAATGATAAGGCGTGGGCGTTCTACATCGGCAATGGCCAAGCGATTCCTGTAACCGATTACGATGCTAAACAGGGCACGCTCTTTTGGGCCAAGCGTGGCAAGATTAACGTGACCAAAAACGATTCGCTCAAGCTAGCAGGCTGCCGCTCAATCTATGAGACACGCTTCAGCATGACAGCATACGCAATGGTGCGCAAGTCGCATCTACCTTGCGACTCAGCCGATGCACAGGATTGGGTAGCATCAAGGGTGCTGCGACTAATTAGCGGCACTGACCCGCAATTCAAAACGGCTATCGGGGCGATTGCTTATGAGGTAGTGCCAAGCGGGTACGCGAATGAGATTAAGTATTTGCCAGTTAACTATGAGTGGGCAGCGGTTGCAATTGATGTGGATGTGAATGTCAGCACCTCATCCGAGGACGGCTGCTATGATACTTGCGCAACCGGAGACATTCCTCTGCCCGATTTCGAGCCATGCGAGCCTTGCCTTACCGAGGTTGCTGTGGATGGGGTAACAATCACAGGCAACGGCACACCATCGGATCCTTTGGTTGCAATTGGTGGCGGTGGTGGAACACCATTGCGCACTCAGGATGAAGGCACCAACGTAAGCACCAACACAACCACGCTGAACTTTACCGGCGCTGGCGTGACGGCTTCGCTTACTTCGCCTGGAGTGGTTGAGGTGAATGTGCCAGGCGGTGGCGGTGGCGGTGTAACATCCGTAACAGGCACAGCCCCGATTGCCTCAAGCGGTGGGGCAACTCCCGATATCAGCATTACGCAAGCATCGAGCGGCTCGGATGGGTATCTCAGCTCGGCTGATTGGAATACGTTTGATGGCAAGTTCGATGTGCCAACAGGAACAAGCTCGGACTATCTCGATGGAACTGGAACGCCTACGCCGTTTCCAACGCTTACAAATGGAACGGTCACATCGGTAGCGGCAACAGTACCTAACCCGACAAACCCAGCATTCAGCGTTGCAGTACCGAACCCAAACACAACGCCAAGCATTGACATAACTGCTAACGGAGTTGTGAGCCAGTACGTGCGTGGCGATGGCTCACTCGCTAACTTCCCTTTAGGCGGTGGCGGTGGCGCATCGGTTAACTATTACCTCAACGGCTCGATAAGTCAAGGCACGATTGGAGGTAATGCCTACTTCCAAATGAGCCGCGTGCCAGTGCTTGGACCGGGCACTAACTTCACACGCACAAACGCGCAGGGCAATGGCTACATCGCGCAATTCATAACGGATGCAGGTGACCCAAATCTCTTGGCAATCCCTTCAGGAAATTGGACATTTGAAACCTACTTCAATGCTTCGAGTGGCGGTGGCAATCCGAGCTTTTACATCGAGCTTTACAAGTACGATGGCGCAACCTTTACGCTTATCTCATCAGGGTCAACAAACCCAGAAGCGATTACAGGCGGCACGGTAGTCGATTTGTATATTAGTGCCCTTGCAGTACCTTCGACAGTATTGGCTGCAACTGATAGGCTCGCAGTACGCATTTTCGTAACTACATCGGGGCGTAACATTACGCTGCATACTGAGGATAATAACCTCTGCCAAGTAATTACAACCTTCACAACTGGGCTTAACGCATTAAATGGCTTGACCGCGCAAGTGCAAAACTTTGCAACTGGTACAAGTGGCACGGACTTCGGCATCAGCTCGGCAAGCAGCACGCACACATTTAACCTACCAACTGCAAGCGCAAGCAACAGAGGCGCATTAAGCAGCGGTGATTGGACAACATTCAACGGCAAGTTTAACACCCCAAGCGGCACTACCTCGCAGTATGTGCGCGGCGATGGCTCGCTTGCTTCATTGCCTTTTGAGTTGGTAGTTGCTGCATCGGATGAAACAACGGCACTAACGGCAGGCACGGCGAAGATTACATTCAGGATGCCGCGAGCTGTTACCCTTACAGCCGTTCGCGCATCGCTTACCACAGCGCAAGCAAGCGGCAATATATTCACCGTTGATATTAACGAGGGTGGCACGTCAATACTAAGCACTAAGCTAACCATTGATAATACCGAAAAGACAAGCACCACGGCTGCGACACCTCCAGTAATAAGTGATACCGCTTTGGCTGATGATGCAGAAATGACAATCGACATCGACCAAATCGGCAACGGAACGGCAACAGGATTGAAGGTTGCATTAATAGGTACTTACGCATGAGCTTCATTGTTAATCCTTATGTTTATGGTTCGCCATTGTGCGCGGATGCTGATGGCAATGCTTTTTTAATTGCAACAGGCATAACAAACCCGACAATCGCATCGGCTATTTGTACTCTGGTTACATCAATGAAAGCTGATGGAACTTGGGCAAAGATGAGTGCGATTTATCCTTTTGTTGGTGGCACTGCTACGACGCATAAATTCAATCTAAAAAACCCTGCTGATACTAACGCAGCATTTAGGCTTAGCTTTATTGGAGGTATTACCCATAGTTCGAACGGAATTACTGGTAATGCAGTAAATGGATATTGTGATACTTTTATAGCAAATACAGCCGTTGCAGTAAACTCAAATCATATAGCAACTTATTCACGCAGTTCGTTTAATGAAAACTCGGTGGACATTGGCACGTATGGTCAAAACCCACCAGACACTTGGGGTATTCATCATAGCGCAAGGGGTTTTGGGATAGGTATGTTTTTTAGAAATCAAAATGGATCCTTTGCTAATGCGTCAAATGCAGATGGTAGAGGCTTATACATTAGCACAAGAACTGCATCAAATTTTGCAGCGATGTATAAAAACGGAACTCAAACTTGTAGTTTAGCTGCAAGCCCCGTTGCAATGTTAAATGAGAATTTTCAGATTTTAGCCATTAATAACGCATTCCACAGCTCAAGAAATTTAGCATTTGCATCAATAGGCGATGGATTGACAAATACAGATGCATCCAATTTATACAGCACAATTCAAACCTTTCAAACCACATTAGGACGGCAAGTATGATTGAAGTATTCCAACTCACACCCGAACAAGCTGAGCAATTGCGCGGCGTTCAATATGTAGCTGATATGACATTCAACCCTATACAAGATGCGAATGGCAATTGGATAATAAGCAGCGAAGAGGTAAGCAGCAGCACCATCGACTGGGTGAAGCAATTGCCAGCGATTGAATATATTCCAAAAGAATCACTACCTTTGTTCTAAGCAAAAACAACAATTATGGCAGGCGTAAAAGTAACCGACCTTACAACCTTAGCAACGGCAGCAAACGATGACATCATGTATATCGTTGATACAAGCAGCAACACATCGAAGCAAATCGAGGTGCAAGACATCTACTCAGGGATGCCGCAGTTTGCCAGTGGCGAGTTTACGCCTGTAATCTCTGATGAATCGGGATTAACCATATCAGTATTGAAAGGCATTTACAGCCGTGTTAATGATGTTGTAACAATGTCGCTTTACTTAAGTGTTACATTTGATGTAACAGGTGGAGGAGGTTCATTTCAGGTAGCATTGCCTGTTGCAAGCACTTTTGCAACCCCACGAGATTGTTACGGTAATATAACAGTGATTACCAATGATATTTCTGATATGACAAATTGCAGTATTGCTGCTGACACTGCGACTGATAAATGCTTTATAACTATGCAAGCAAATACTGGGATTGACGGTTTCACATTTGTTGCCATAAGTCAATACTTAGTGCTTTAACAAATGCGCTCCACCTCGATTCTCGGGCTTAATCTGATTAAGAAGTACGAGGGATTGAGGCTCTCAAGCTATCTATGCCCCGCCGGAGTGCCGACCATAGGCTACGGCTCGACACGCTACCCGAATGGTAAGAAGGTAATCCTCGGCGAAAAGCTGAGCGGCGAAAAGGAAGCAACGCAATTGCTACTATCCACACTTGACCCATTCGAGGCAGCCGTCAATAAGCACCTACCTAACCTCAATCAATGCCAGTTCGATGCGCTTGTGTGCTTCGCATATAACGTAGGCACAGGCGCGTTGGTTAAGTCAACGCTGCTAAAGAAAGCCAAAGCCAACTCAGCCGACCCGAGCATCCTCGATGAGTTCCTTCGTTGGAACAAGGCAGGCGGGAAGGTGCTCTCAGGGCTTACAAATCGCCGCCGGGAAGAGGCGAATCTCTATTTCTCACTTTGTAACATTTAGCCCCATC